GTGGTGCTTATGGTGGGAACGCTGGACAGGGTGGAGGTGGTGCTGGCGATACTGCTGGTGGGGGGTCACAAGGTGGGTCTGGGCAGGCCAACACAGGTGGCGGTGGTGGCGGTGGTAACCGCTCCGCAGGTGAGGGTGGAGCAGGTGGTTCCGGTATTGTTGTCATTAGGTACACAACGAACTCTTTTACAACATCTGCTGTGGCTAACATGACTCTTGTTTCTAACGCTACAACGGCAGTAGACGGCGCACCGACCAAAGGGGATTTAGTTATAACTTATACAGATGGTGCTGGAACTGCTGTGGCTAATACTAATATAAAAGCGTACATCAGTAGGGATGGTTCTGCTTATACTTCAGCCGTTACATTGGTTTCTCAAGGAACAAGTGGTGGGCATACTATTCTGACCGCCCATGATGTTGATTTAACTGGGATAGCGTCAGGAACCTCGATGCGATACAAGATAGAAACATTAGTTCAAAGTGCTTCTATGGATACAAGAATACAAGCAGTATCACTAGGCTGGTCATAATTATATAGTGGAGATTGTCCAGCATAAGTTACAGGACTTTGGTTATTTATGTATATCAGACCTGTATACTAAAAAAGAGTTGGGTTCTATAAAGAATGAAATAAAGAACCTGAACTACATTATGGATACAGTTCCTGATGTACAGAAGAAAAGGGATGCCACCTCTGATAAGAATGAGGATGGGTCTCCAAAAATGACTGGTAATGGTATACCTATAGACAATCTTTACTCCACAAGAGCCTATTCCGCCATCCTCTCTTTTAATAGGAAGATATTTGTTGACCCCATAGCAAGTAAAATGGCAGAAACACATCCTTCCAATGTAGCCTTTAAGCGTCTGAACGATGACTATTCTTTACTTAATAGGTATTCTTCTGGGGATGAGTATTTAACGCATTTTGATGTTTCTTCTTTTTCTGCTGTAACATTCTTTAGTGTGGGAAGAAATAAGGTTTTAGGCGGGGAGCTAGTTTTTTCAGACTACGATATATCCTTCAAGTTTAAGGATAATTTCTGTATTATTTTCCCATCTTGGGTAGAGCATCATGCTAATAAAGTCAAATCTAAAAACACTTACAGGTATTCTTTATCCCAATTCGGGGTAATTGGATATCACAGGTCATAATATGAGTTATGTAGGAAACAAACCAGCGCAAACAACCATCCCTGTTGATGACTCTGTTACCACAGCAATGCTAAAGGATGATGCGGTTACTGCTGACAAGGTAGCCAATGCTATCAATACTTCTATTGCTGCCAACACCTCTAAGGTAACAAACGCCACACATACCGGAGATGTTACGGGAGCTACGGCTCTTACTATCGCTGCTGATGCAGTTGATATCGCTATGCTTAGTGCGACAGGTACGGCTTCTTCAAGTACATTTTTGAGAGGAGATAACGCTTGGGCTTCTGCTGGTGGGACTAATACCCCTGCTTTCTTTGCTTCTCTTGCAACATCCCAAACACTTTCAGATGACGTTGCCACTAAAATAACAATTGGTAATGAACGGGTTGCTAGTGATGATTATGACTCTACAACTAACTATAGGTTTACACCAACCACAGCGGGAACGTACTATATCTTTGCTACCTGTGTAGTAGAAAGAACGGCTTGGATGTACAGAGGTCAAATATATATAAAAAAGAATGGTTCTAGTTGGGTTGGGAATACAGGTCAAGGCAACGCCTCTTACCCACTAGGGAAAATATCACCTGTTGCTGTTGCTATGGACACTGCTAACGGAACAGGCGATTACTATGAAGTTTTTTATTGGGCGGATACTTACGATGGGAATGATGCCAATTGTTACGGGGATAATGAGGCGATGGTATTCACGTCCTTTGGCGCGTTTAAGTTACTAACATAATTATATCAAAAGGGATTGGGATAGTATGATTACAGCAAATGGTTTACGACAGTTAGGGTTTGAGTCTAGGGTAGACTTTGAACTACAAGATAATAGCGATGGTCAAGGAACGTTTATTGCTAACTGGATGAGCGCACAACCGCAACCATCCGTAGCAGACATAGAGGCTGCTGACGCTGAATGGCAGGCAAACTGGAACTCACAAGCATACGCTAGAAACAGAGCGCAAGCATACGCATCCACTGGCGACCAACTAGATATGCAATACTGGGATAGCGTCAACGACACAACGACATGGAAAGACCATGTAGCGTCTGTGAAGACACAATTTCCGAAGGGGTAGATTATGGGTATAGAAGCAGCAACGTACGTTAGTGGTTTAGTGGATTCTAATCCATTAGGATCAGACAATATATCTGAAGGTGATGAACATATACGTCTTATAAAGTCTGTTCTACAAAATACCTTTCCTGATGCCGATGCTGCGTTTACCTTGTATGCTTCGTCTGGTTTCTACGCAACAAAAGATTCTCAAACAGTGGGTAGTGGTAGTGAAACACTCATGACTTTTCCTACTGAGGTATTTGATATAAAAGGTGAGTATGATACTTCGACATCAAAGTTTACACCAACCACTGCTGGAAAATACCTTATACATTATACTATTTCAGCACAATCTCCTTCTTCAGCACTTTCGCAGTACGGAAAGGTACTGCAAGCTATTCTCTATACCAATGGTTCTAAAACTCATGAGTTGGGTGGCACTTTGCAACCATACGATGCAACGCTTACGGAAATTAGTTCTCAACTTACTGTAATAGTTGAAGCTAATGGGTCTGGTGACTATTATCAGCCCTATATGTATCAGAATACGACTCAAAATGTAGTGTGCGCTACAGGTGCATCTACACGATTTATGGCAATCAGGGTAGGGTAATGCCTTTAGTACCTGTTAATAATGTAGGTCAGATAGGTATAATACAGGATATTCCTCCTTATAACTTACCTGTTAATGCTTGGTCTGGTGGGAATAATGTTAGGTTCCTAGACAATGGTGTAAAGAAGGTAGCGGGTTATGAGGAGGTTATGTCTGGATTACCAGCATCTTTAGCCCCTTATTATCTACAGCCTTATAAAACTAATGCTGGGACTTACTATTGGATCGCCTATGGAGAAACAGATATTGCGGTGTATTCTTCTTCATGGATAGATGTTACTAGGCAAGTTGTTGGTACTCTTGATGGTGGTATAAATGATGCTGTTGCTACTATCTCATTAGTAGATGCTAGTGCTTTCCCTACAAGTGGTACTATAGCTTTAGGATCACAAGCTATTACTGATGGGGATTCGGATGCTTATGAAGAGATAGACTATTCAGGAAAATCTTCTAATGATTTGACAGGTTGTTCAAGAGGCGCTAATTCCACTACGGCAGCACCTCATACAACAGGCTCTATTGCTACTCCTATAGAAACTACAGCAACTGGTGATGATGATTATAATGCAACTTTAATACACAATAGGTGGCAAGCTACCAATTTAAATGGTCTTGTAGTAGCTACGAATGGTAACGATCCACCACAAGAGTGGCCTTTAAATGCAAGTGCAGTACCCGCAACAACTGTTCCATTTAGGACTCTTAGAAATTGGCCCGTTAATGATAAGTGTAAAGTTATAAGGGCTTTTAAAACTTTTCTTATTGGATTGAACTGGACAAGAGGTGCAATAGAGGAAACCAGACTAGTGAAGTGGTCTACTGGTGCTTCTTTTGGGGCTGTTCCTACATCATGGGATGAGGGTGATGCCACATTAGATGCTGGAGAATACCAATTAGCAGATACTCCGGGAGATATTATAGATGGTATGCCTTTCGGAGATTCATTTTTAATTTATAAGAATGATGCTATTTATATTATGAACTATGTAGGCACTCCTTACATATTCTCTTTTAAATTACTTAGCCCAACTATAGGTTGCTTAACTAAGAATGCTCTAGCGGAGTATGAGAATGGTCATTTCTTTATAGGTAACTCTGATTTCTATAGTTGTAATGGTCAGCAAGTTACGGCACTTCTGCCTGATAAATTAAGAAGGACTGTATTTGACAATCTTAATGGCGAGGACAATAACTATAAAAAATGCTTTGTAGCTGCCGATTATACACGAAATGAAATGCTTGCGTGTTATCCATCTGGAAGTGCTACCGAAGTAAACAAATGTGTTATATGGAATTGGAAAACTGGTACATTTAGTTTAAGAGATTTACCTGATACATCATCTATAAGATCGGGTATAGCCACACTTATTGCTGGGATAAGCTGGAATACTGTAACTGGAAGCTGGAACACTGGTTCCGGTGCTTGGGGAACTGGAAACTTTGATAATGTAGCTGAAAACCTTGTTTTTGCAGATGTCACAAATAAAAAATTATTTCGTGATAATGTAGGGCATCAGAATGATACTACTAATATGACATCCTATATAGAGCGGTCGGGGTATGACCTTGGTAACC